CTTTTAATTACAATGCTTTTTGTCTATTATAGCCTTAACCATATGGTGAAGCCAAAAACCCTGAAGGCATTTTATTAAGTTCACTCTGCATCATGACAGTAGGATTTCTAGATACATTCAATAACTCTTCAAAAGTAAATCCCGTTTTACCATTATCAGTTGGTTTAAATTTATATTTTTTAGCTATTCTATAATCTAATCTTTGCTGCGGAGTATAACTTTTCAGTCCGCTTGTATAAACCTCTCCAGGTAAGTAATTAGAGGCGTAGTCTATATACTTCATCGCCAATTCTCTGAGAGATGCATTCTAGATCCTACAGCTGTATCAGCTGGTCCAGGGAGTGCTTGTATAAACTCAGCTCCCGAACGTTCATATCTATAACGTGCTTGAAGAGGATCTTTATAATTAGGAACGTATAAGATACCTGCTAATTTATTAGTCTCATATAAATATATCTCACTCCAGATCTTCAAAGCTTCTTTAGCATTACTGGAACGAATAGTTCTATCTACGTCACCAGCAATGGTTTCTAATCTTGTAGAAGGAGTTGATGCTACTTCTGTTTTCTTCTCAGCAGTGTCACATCTACCAATTTGAACAATTATTTTATCTACAAAGAACGAATCTGGAACGGTGTTCATTGCTTCTTCCAAACGGGCAAAGTCACCTGCAGGAACGGAAACGGTAAAATAACCTAAATGGTATCTAACCCTACTTTTATCAAAGCTAGATAATTCCACTCTAAAAGTATTAAGTATCTAAATTATACTCGGATTAAATCAGCAGCTATAACGGAATCCCAGTCTACCCTCTTGATCTGCTTAAGTTGTTCTAGATTAGCAAACCTCTCACCCGATAAAGACATTTGTAAATCTTTTATCTCTCTTGCAGTTTTTAGTCCTATTCCCTTTATATGGTCGGCAATCATCTGAGCTGTAGCTCCGTTTATATTCAACCTCATATCAGGAGGGAAGTTTCTGGGTTCCTCTTTAGCTGCCTTATCTTTTACTTGTAGTGTCTTAACTTTAGTGGTTGCTTTTTCATCAAGGATTAATTCCTGACTATAAGCATGGAAGACCTTTCCATCTTGATCTTCGACCATAAAGCACTCGCCATTGTCGAGTTCACTAATTTTTTTGACTCTAGAACCTGTTTTTCTATGTTTATAAAGCATAACTAAGATCAAAGTATTACCCTTGATCTTAGTTTACCTCATTTAGCTAACTGTGCGACCTATTATGTACTGCTCAATGTCATTGTAGTTAGGAGCTTCATCTGGTTGGATGTAGCATACTTCACATACAATGTATCCTCTCTTGCCTGCATCTGCGTCTGCATCAGATAGGTAGAAACCATTCTGAGAAGCTGTAGCATTTGCACCTGCTTTACTGAACACTTTGTAAGTAGTTGCAGCAGTTATTGACTTGTAAGGTGTTGCTGGGTTTAATGCTCCACCTGCACCTGTACCGGAAGCTGTAACGAATGGGTTACCACTATAACCTTCAGAACCTGCGGCAAAGAAGATAGCACCTGATCCGCCATCACCAGTACCGTCTACTGTAGATGTGATGTTTGCCTGAGCAACTGATTCTGCAAGACCAGAAGCTGCTACAGGTGAACCACCATTACTACGTCCAAATGATACTGCGTCACCTGTTGCGGCATAAATACCGGAAGCAACACGACCATCCCAACCAGAAGCAACAGATACTGCCGCACGATATACATAAGAAGGAAGAGTTGCACTACCTGAGATAACCATTCCTGTTATGTCTGTACGAGTATCGTCCTGTCTATATGGTGAAGGAACGATAACGTCAGCTGCAGCTACTTTTGCACCCACTTTACCAGTGATTTCTACGTAACCACGCTGTTGGAAATATCTATAGCCTGGAACTGCTAAGACAGAAGTAGGACCTCCTACACTCTTGTCATTAGAGGAATCATCATTAGTATCAATATTCTTGTACCAACCATTCAGTGCCTCTGTAAAGTTACCGGGGTATATTTTCTTAGCTGATAAATAAGACATTTATTTCTCCTTAGTTTTTATTTACTTATTTTATTTACTAGATACTACCGTCATCTGTTAAGAAACTAAATGCAGTTGTGATGAAGTCCTTATTAAGAATTTCAAAACCAGCGTATAGTTGCCAAATCAGAATGATAAAGCGGCTAAAATCGTCGTTGTTATTAATTAGTACCTGTGCGTTTGGTCCTCCAATTCCAACACCGAGAGATTGTGGTCCAAAGAAGAATCCTTGTGCTACTTCTAATGAAGAATAGTTACTACCACCATCAATAGATGCTGTTACGTTCTTAGTTGGGAAGTTAGTAGTCTCGAAGAACTTAACACCTTCAAACTGAACACCAGTTGGCATAACTGGCTCTCCTGCTAGGAAGTAAGCCTGACCAGCCTGAGGTCCTTGGAAGAAACTAGCGTTGTTAGGAATCATGGGGTTACCCATATACATTCCCTGTCCTGGAGCACCAGAGTAACGAGCGATTTCTCTGAAGTCACTGTCACGACGCAGATGCATCATGAAAGATGGATCAACTAAACAACGATACAGACCATCTGCATATGTTGGAACGTTACGCTTACGTAAGTCTTTAACAACAGTTAAAAGGTCAGTCTTAACTGAGAACTGCTGCACTTGATTACCATATTCTGTTGCTGAATATGAAATACGTCCAGAAGAATCTTTTGTTTTGCTACCGGCAAAATAATATCCACCCTGTGTAGAGGAGGATAAACCGTTAGCTTCTGCTTTTGCAAGTTCGTCGATGAAGACTCTATCACGCCACCTTCTATAATCGTCTAAAAGGGTTAGAGAGCCGATACTCTGGTGAAACATATTTAAGTTACCAGTGTCTAAAAGAAGACGTTGTGCTGTAACTAATGTTTCACGAGCTATCTTGAATGTGCTTGGCTGTGTAGCATCACCTGGATCTGCAGGACCTGTGTACTCTTTAAGTACTACAAGTACCTTTTCTTTTGTGATGTTACGGCTATTTGCGGTACCAATTGTCTGATCAGAAATACGCTCTCTAGAATCTTTCGTACCTGGTGTACCCCAGAATTTGTATCTATCAAGCTGAACGGTTTGACCAGGCTGTCTGCTGAAGTCATGAACAACAACAGGTTCGGTAGCCATTTCCGCAACATAAGCTGGGTGGGGACGATATAGTTCCGCACCTAATATTTTTGGAAAGTCATTATCAATGAACACTTTGCTTTATCCTCCAAAGGCGGCAGTAATGTTTTTATCGGGTAAAAGAATTAGACGTATTTAGTCCTATCTATAAATTAAATTTTAGCAGTACATAATTTTTTACAAACAAAAGTATGCACTGCTACAGAGCTTTGCTCTATTCCATCACGAATAATTTATTCTGTACGGTATTTGGTTGTGCTTGGTTAAGCATTCTCCATGCATTCTGTGGGTCACGATTCATTGTCTCAGTGAATGAACCCCAGAAATTTTCTGGCTGTTGTGGTGCAGCTGCTTCAGGAGGAGCTGGAAAGTTAGCCGCAGGTTGTGTTGCGGAAGTATTTATACCGGCTGTTGGGTAACCTCTTGCCTCTAATTCTTGCTCGTTCTCATAAACAGGGCATGGTCCTTCTGGCCCAAAATATTTAAGTGTGTAATCACTTAACACGTCTGGGTTAGTAAGGATCTCGTTGTAAGCTAGATTTTCTTGATGCTCCTGAACTGCGAAATCTGCATAACCTTTTATCAATCCTTTTGCTTGTTGTCCCCACTGGACAGCACTATCTAGCATTCCTTCTAGATTTAGAGCGTACTGGTTTAGAACGGCTGGTGCCTCTATCCCGAACGCGTCCATCACCTGTCTGCTTTCGTCGCTCATCCCCACCTCGTACTGGATCTCGTCTAAATCCGCTTCTGAGAGAGTCGAGGAGGTTGGGGAATAATTGTCCGAGTAGTCCTGGTTGGCTGACCAAGTCTGGGGAGCCGATGGTGCCGTAGTTGGGTCGCTGTATGTTTGTCCGTAATTCGCTGGTGCGTATTGTGTCTCCGTCTGAGAGGGTTGACCCTGGAACGGGG